ATTGTCCTTTCCGTCAACTATTTTAATTATATGACCAGTTTCAGTAGATTCTATCCAATGTTGCATATAATCGTTAATTATTATTTTTTTCTTTCTAGGCATATTTTATTTTCACCTTTATCTAATGTTTCAAAATCATAATATTTTAAACATTTAGATACTGCATCCATATCAAATTTTTGGTAATCGTCAAAAACAAATCTTGAATTAATAATACTACGTTCAGCAAAAAATACAGCCTCATTCAACACGTCTTTTGTCATGTGAGGACCGTCAAAATGAACAAATATAAACGGATTGTATTCTGGATAGCGTCGCATAAATTCTCTATCTGTCATATGATATAATTTAAATTCTTTGTAATCAGATAAATCTTTTTCTAATTGTAATCGCATTTCATTCGTGTAATCAGCAGTATATGAAGGAGAATTATCGTAATGCTGGTAGTTTAAATTTCCATAAGGATCTACTCCAATGTGAGTATAGTTTTTGAGACGGTTTGGTCTCATGCCGTCCATTATAATTTTAGAACCAAGTCCCTCACGAACTCCTATTTCACAAGTTAAAACGTTATCAGATTTTAATTTTAAACTTCTTATCCAATTATCTAATAAATTGTAATCTTGGCTGTCTCCACGAATCATTTAAAATTTTTTTTCTATTTTAACTGTTGGAATATTAATTTGTTCAGAATCTACTTTATTGCAAGAATAAAGCAATAATAAAATAATCAAATATTTCACTATTCAATAACTTTTTTTTCTCTAATAATATGGCCTAAAACAGTACCCTTATGTTCGCCTTCTTTTAATGTGTATCCAGAAGTTCCATTACCATTTATTTCTACTTCTTTACGACTTCTTAATAGAATATTATTTTTTTCTTGAATTTTTTTAGCGATAAAATTATTCGCAATTAAATCTTTTAATCTTTCTATCATTATCCATTCTCCTGTTCTTTTGATTGTGGTTTATTAGCCATCGTTCGTGCAACTGATTCCGCGCTGCGCCCTACGACATACCCCCCGAGCCCAATCTGCAAAAGGGTCCACACATCTCCAGGTAATTGTATTGTTATAGAAGCTTTAAAAAAGAATAATATTACTGGTCCTAACACATAATTCCATACAAGAATAAATATTAATACATACATTAATAATGGACGCCAACTTGCTGAGAACCAACCAGCTTTAGCTTCTGCTTCAACAATTTTTGCTGCTGCTTGTAATTCTGCAGTATTAGATTGTAGTAATTGTGTCTGTAATTGTGATTTTAATTTTTCTTGAAGATCTTTATCAGGAACAGATTTTTCAATGGTATTAAATAAAATTTTTGCAAGAGGTGCAACTGCTCCTAACATTTGTAACATTAGAATATGCCTTTAAAAACCTTTTTCTTTACTTGAACATCATATTGACCTTTTGAAGTTCCTCCGTCAATTCCCATTTTATCGTTGTAAGTCATTCCACCGTCTTTCATGCCTTGTGACATTGGACCTTTTTTAGGAGGAGCTCCGTATCTTTTTCCTCCAGATAAACCACCCATTTTCATTCCTGGTGCTTTTTCTTTTTCTTCTTCTTTTCCTACAAATCCACTTAATGGTGCAATTAAAGCTGCTGGATTATTTAATGGAGTTGCTGCAGCTTGTTTTCCGCCACCACCCATTAATTGTGAACCAGCTAAACCTGCTGCTCCACCGATTAATGCAATTTCTAAACCCGTTAATGCTTTAACTGGTTTTTGTTTAATTGGTTTTTTAGGTTTCTGACCTTTTTTAGCTCCGTTCATCATGTGAATTTTTTAGTGCTCATTGCCATTTGTTTATGCATTCGGATTAATCCTCCGTCAGCTTTTTTCATCATTCCACCTTTTTTCTTAATGACACCTCTGCCTTTTAAAATATCTTTCATAGTAACTTTACCGTCACCTGTTAAATCTGGAAAACTTTTTTTCTTCATTTCTCCACCTTCTTTTTTTCCAGCTCTTTTAACAGGCGGCTGTGCTCCTAAGATTTTATTCATAGATGCTCTTTGATCTTTTGAAATTGCAGTATCTGCTAACACTGGAATAGCTTTAAATCTTTCATCGTAATCTTTATCGAGAGGTTTTTTTGGCATTTTTTACTCCTTTTTCTGCGTAGGTTTTTTTAAATCTTGTTTTAATTTAGCTTCTGCTAAATTTATTCTCTTTTTCCCTAGTTCTTCATTTAAATTAAGTTTGTCCTCTTGTAAAGTCTGCTGAGCACTAAACTTATTACGTTCAAAATTCATTTTTTTAGCCTCTTCGACTGCTTTTCTTTGTATATCCATAGCTTTTAGGTCTAATTCACGTTGTTTTAAACCAATTAATGGATCTTGTCCCTTTTGAGCATCAAATTGTGTCTCCATTTGAGCTAATTCTTGTGTCATTTTTGCTTGTCTCTTCGCTACTTCACTGTCAAATTCAATTGCAAAGGCATCTTCATCACTTTGTTGAAGTTGTAGCATAGCTGGATCATTTTGAAAGTCAGCTAAAACTTGTTGTTTAATTTTCAAACTTACATGTTCCATTAAATGACCTTGTAATAATGCATACACTTGAGGATTAATCTGCACCATTCTGCTCATCATGAATGCCATATGTGTTGCAATGTGTGCATCATGATCTTGTTGAGGAAATGCTTTAGGTAAAACCATTTGTAATGCTCCTGTATTTTCAATCGCTGGGTCTAATGGTCGTGGTGGCTCTGGTGGTGGTTTTAAAATTCCATTAATATTTTTAACTCCAAGTGCCTCGTACATGCGCCTGTATGCTTCATGAATATTATGCATTTGTGGATTTGTTTGTGCTAATTGTAATTCAGCTTGAGCAACTTGAATTCGTTGTGTCATAGAAAATATATCAGGATCTGCTACTGGTATAACATCTACTTTTTTATCAAAGTCTTGAGCTTTAATTGTTCTCTCACCGCCGTACACATCGTAAGGATATTCTGGTGGTAAATAATCTGCAAACACTTGTGCAAGAATTTTAAATTCTTGTTTCATTGCATAGTAACATCGTTTATGAATCGCGGACATCACTTTTGATCCACGTTCTAATAATGCCATAGTTGTACCAACAGGTGCTTGTTGGCTCATATCTCCAACTTGCATATCAGCAATTGAAGCAAATCTTTTTCCAGACTCAACGCAATAATTTAATAAATTAAATAATGTTGCACTTGGTTCTTTAAACGGAAGTAATTGAAACTGATCCTTAATGTTTCCACCAGGAGCATCTACATCTCTAAATTCACCTGGTTGTAATGGTTCAGAATCATCTCTTATTCTCATTCCTCTAGATTTAAATCCAGCAGGTAAATTTGATAATGTTCCTGCATCAAGTAATTGTCTTAAGGCTGAGGTAGCAGTTCTGGATAAACCACCTATCATATGAATTAAACCAAAACCGTAAAAACCTAAACCTGGTAAAAATTTAAAGTGAACAAAATAATTTTTTCTTTTTTTAATTGGATCATCTGGATTATAATTTCTATAAATAGATAATACTTGTTGTGAATCTTCGTCAATTGTTACAATGTAAGGAACTTTAATATTACCCTCTTCTTCATAACCTGGTAAATCTAAAAAAGTATGTACTTCAATAATATTGTACATATCTTCGGCTGTTTCAGGAGTTGGTGATATACCTTCTAATTCATTAACCTTATCTTTCGCGTCGTTTTGAGAATAATAAGGTTTTGGTAAATCAATATCTAAATACATTCCCGTAATTTGCATTTTTTTTAATTCATTCAAATTCATTTTAACTACTTGTGTAATACGTTGAGCATCTTGAAGATCTGTTGCATTATAAGGAACTACTAAATCTTCTGCTGGTATAAATTTAGAAACTGCTCTTTGCATTAATTCATCGTAATACACTTTTTTAAAAGCTGATCCTGCTAATGGTAGATAAAATAACATTTGATCAAAGTCTGGAGTATATTCTTCCATTTTATCCATCAACATGTAGTTCATAAAATCTTTGACTCTTTGAGCTTGTTGTATTTTTTCTTCTGTCTCTGCTCCAATCACCTCTGTTCTTACAGGACCTGAGCTTGGTAATAATTCTTTAATTGCTTGCGCTTGAAACTGTGTAACTGATTCTGCAAGAAGTGGATGTGTTACTCCTGATGCTCCAATAAATGGTCTTGTCAGAGATTGATACTTAAACCCTAAAAGATCTAAACCTTTTACATAACCTTGAACCCAATCTTCTCTTGATGTTCTATCATAATTAACTTCTGTAACTAACTGAGCACCTATTTTTTTTAATTCTTGTTCATCTATTTTCTCTGCAAGGTTTGCGTAAAAATTTTCTTGCTCTCCTTCTTCGGGTAAGGGCTCACCAGCGATAAGATTATCTTCTTCATCAATAACCGTGGTTACTGCTTCAGGAGCCGTGCCAACGGTTTCTTCAATTTGAATATCTTCTTCTGCCATTTTAAAATATTTTTGTTAATTTTATTCTTGCTAATTTTTGACCTTTAGAGACTATACCACCTGATTTTAAACCTACACCATATTTTTTCTTTTGACCCTCTAAACCCTGACTAGTTTCTTGTGCTTGATTTAATTGATCTTGAATAGTTGCCTCAGCACTAGTTCCTTTTTTAATATAATCCGTTATAAATTTATCAAACATTAAATTAATGGTGCGAAGAACTCTCTCTTGACTTCTACCAATCCTCCTAGTTTATATCCTTTGCTTGGCGTTTTTTTCATGCCTTGTGTATCTATTACTATACTTTCAACATAATTGATAGGATCATTCTCGTCGACTACATCATATTTTTCACCACCATATTTTTTAAGGAAATTGTCTCTGTACAACTTACTTTTAAAAGCTTGAACAGGTCTCATTTTTTCTTCTGCTCTTCTTTTACTTAATATTTTATAAGGTTTTGTAGGGTCGGTTAAAAACACTTTTTTTACAGCTAAATTACCTCCCATTTCTTTTACTATATCTTGAGCAGCTTTTGGTAGGACAGCTGTCCCTGATAATTTACCGGGATAAAATTCATCTCCTTGTCTATCCGCTCCTTTTTTAATTGCAGTATTTTCTCTGTATTTACCTATGCCTTCAGGTCCGCCTTTAAAAACAATTTTATCATTTGCAACTTTAGGGTTTTTTGAAAAGTAAGGCATAAGATCTCCAGATCCTAAACCATAAAATTGTTCTATTTTAAATTTGTTGTTTTGACTTAGTTGAAAAAATTCTGCTGGAGCGAGCGCTACATAACGTTTACCTTCTCGCTGTGCAGAGTTAACCATACTTTTTAAACTTAATCTAACCCAGGTTTCTTCTCTACCCATAGGAAAATAATCATAAGATTTAACATCAGGTCTAAAAACTCTATCCCCTCCGTAATATTTATCCATTTTCTTTTGTATACTAGGTTCGGGAGCTTTAAAATCTTTTGTAATTAGTTGTTGTCTTAAATTAGTTAGATCTTTCATTTCAACATCATTCAATGGTTTAATCGAAGCAGCATCAGTATATTTTTTCATTTTATCAATTATTTCTTGTTTTTCTCTTTTTGAAATTTGTGTAGATATTTTATTAGCAAAAGGATTATTTCTTACCATCTGATCAGAAGTTAAACCAACAGGTTGGTTTTTTTCTATTAAATCCCTAGCTTCATCATTTACTCTTTTAAAACCTTTACTTATGTTTTGATGTGGGTCTGATTGTAGTTCAAACAAGAAAAAAGTATCTCCGTATGAGTCTACACCACGAACATCATACCGTGTAAACGCTACAGCATTAGGATCATAAAAATGTGCGCTGTATGTTCTTTTTGAACTTGAGTTTTCAGGTATTGGATTATCATAATAAATTACTTTTTCTCTATAGTCACTTCCTCCTAATGGTTTACTTGAGTGTCTTGGACTTGGAACTAGTTTTTCAATTTTAATTGCATTATTATTTAATGCATTAATTTTTTGATAATATTCTTTTAAAGATCGAACAGTCAATGCTTGGTTTTGTGGTAAATCCAGTAGAAGTTGATCAAATGAATTTATTAACTTTGAGAATGTTTCAGTTTTAACTCCTCTTAATTCTCCTGCCATTGTATCAAGTAAATTCTCAGCATCATCTAAATCTGTTCTTATTTTTTGAAAAATTTCTCTATTAGCTGGATTTGTATTAAAAGCTTTTTCTAATAATATTTTTTCCACATCTTCTACTAAAGGTTGTTGGCTTTGTCTTATATCAAGTAATTCATCTAATTTTACAGAGGACTCATAATCTTTTACTTTCATATTGAAAGCTGGATTTGTTTCAATAGATGCTAATAGTTCTTGTTTTGTAAGAATTGCTTTTGGACTTGTTTTGGCTATTTGAAATAATTCACCACTAATAGGTTCACCCTTATTATTAAAACTTAATAATCCTGCATCTGCTAATTCTTCAGGTTTAACTCCCTTTTGCCTTGCGTTTCTTAGAAATCCTATCCATTGATCTGCAGTTGCACGTTCCATTCCTGATCTTGCAATTACATCATAACTTTCAGATCCGATAAACTCTCTGACATGTTTTTGTTTTTGTCCTAAATTTTTTAATGTGCCTTGACCAAAGGTAAATGGTTCGTTGACCGTGGTCATTGCTGTGCCTTTATTTGGTTTTGTAACAGCTAATTCGTATTTTAAAATTTGTTTTTCTTTTTCTTTTTGAACTTGTAAATATTCTTTTTGCGCTTCTTTCTCTACTTTTAATTTTATTGGTTCTAGTCCTTCTCTGAGTTGTGTTTCATTAAGTAATGCTCTTTGTTCATTACTTAAATTTTCAAACTCTCTAATATTGTCAGCAAAGGTTGTTTGTCTGTATTCTGGTAAGTTATTCACGAATGCTCTGAATACAGCATTTCTTTCCAACAAGCCTTCATGCAATGTAGCGGATAAATCCAGATTAGAAGCTGGACTTGTCGTGACAGTACTATCGGTTGGTGTAGACGATTTAACGACTTCATCAGTCTTGGATCCTGGACCGAAAGTTTCATACAGTTTTTGTAAACCACGGTTCGTGATCCGTGTTCCATAGCCCACGATTGGAATTGCTCCTAGTATACCTAGCCCCACTCCTAAACCTTGAGCAACCATTTTTAATTTATCAGGATTCTCAGATAAAACATTAGATACAAGATTCCTTGATTCATCTTGTGCGTATTGTAAGGATCTAAACTCACCAGTCACGGGCGCGAGATCGTAGCCTAATGACGATATGCCAGATAAAAGTTGTTGTCTACTCTTTGCTAATTCTTCAGCACTTAAGTTATTAGAAAACTCATTGACGGTTGTGTCAGGATCTTTAAAATCTTGAACAGCCATTTTAGTAATACTTGGTTTTTTTAATTCTATCCTTTAATACTTTACCATTACCTTTAACTATTCCACCTTCAGAAAATCTTTTTGTAAACGTACCCATAACACTATCGTACAATTCATTTACTTCTTTATCTTTCATGTTCTTCATCATGTCATTGTAACCTTTTTTTTCTAAAGATTTTCTTTCAAAAGATTTTGGGTTAGTCATACCACCATCTTTTAAATTGGTACTTTGCATCATTGAAGTATCTGGATCTACAATTGGTGATTCAAAACTTGTTTTACCACTCGCTGTTCCATAGTACGTACTAGGTGTAACTGGAGGTTTACTTGGTTGATCATAGAATCCTGGTTTTAATTCATTACGTTCTAAATAAGGATCTTTTAATTTTTTTTTAGGTTTTGTTTTTTTATCAACTTTACCACCAGCTTGAAACTTTAACGTTCCTCTAATACCAAATCCTTCCTTTGAAACACCTGCACTGATGTCTCCTTGATTTTTATTAAAGTTTTTACCAATACCAACTTGATTAATTCCTTTTTGACCAACACTGCCATACAGATAGCTTGTGTCATTACTGTCACTACGACTTGCTCCTATAATTGCTTCTGGTTTTTTCTTTTCTATAGACGAGTCGAATCCAACACCTACATTTACATTATATTTACCCACGGTACCGATAGGCTCTAGTACTGTATATTGAGGTAGTTTGTCTAATTCTTTTTTTATTTTTTTTCCGCTCATTTTTTCTTTGATCTCTTTCCGACTTTTACACAATTAGGTACAAGTCTATTTCCTTTTTTCTTCATGCCCTTTTGTTCAAAACCTTTCCAACAAGTTCCTCTACCCATAATACTGATACTCCATTGGTAATCTTGGTTGAGGCTCTTCTGCGTAATCATGTTGAGCACTTATAAAATTACCTTCTCGATATCTTAACACAGCTTGAGTGGTACTGTCGACTAGGTCATCATGATCTCCATTTGGAAAAGAAGCACATTCTTCAATAACTTCTAAAGCAAACTGTTTACCGTCAGGATAGTATACCATGCCTGATGCAAAGATTGGTGAACAAGCATTTACTCTAGAATGTTTATCTCTGCCTCTTCCGGGTACAAAATCTATAACTGGAATACCCATTCTACGTAACTCTTGTATTAATGGCATACCAGATGCTTTTGCTTCAATAACCACGGTCTCAGGTTTCCAATAGTTATATTGTTCTAATGCCATAGATTTTAATTCTGGAAATTCATATCGTCCTCTTAGTGCATCTAATAAAATTAAACACGGAGGAGAATCGTCATGTGGTTTAAATATTCCCCAAGTTGTAATTGCTGAATAATCGGAAGTTTCTTTTTTTGTAAATGCGGTATCATAACTTTGAATAATATACTGCAAAGAAGGTATTGGTCCTTTCCAAGGAATCCACCATTCACGTTTAATTAATGCACCCTCTTCTGCTGTTGGATTTTGCATGTACTGTGCATTCCATCTTTGAGGAGGTATGGAGGCTTTAACAGATTCTAATTCTTCAATACGCCAATACTCTGGCCATACAGGTTGTCCGCTGTCCAAGATCGCTGGAAACTGTATTACTTCCCAATTGTCTGCTTTTTCATTTACTTGAGCTTTTAAAAGTTGTCCTGTTAAATCATTCGTTGCCCATCTTGTCATAACAACCACAATTGCTCCACCTGGTTGTAAACGCTGTCTAGGACCAGAGACATACCAATCATAAGTTTTATCCATAGCATTCTCTGACATTACGTTTTGTTCAGTATGAGGATCGTCAATTATTAAAAAGTCAGCGCCTCGTCCTGTTATTGCACCACCGACACCGGCTGCGAAGTATTCACCACCATGGTTGGTTTCCCAACGACCAGCAGCTTTTGAATCTTCTGATAAATCTAAATTATTAAAAACTTTTTTATACTCCTCCCCCTGTATCAAGTTTCTTACTTTTCTACCAAAACGAAAAGATAATTCTGCGTTGTGAGAAACTTGCATAATCTTAGACTTGGGCAGGAGTCCCATGATCCAAGCTGGAAACAAATAAGATGCAAACTCTGATTTAGTGTGTCGAGGAGGCATGTTAACTATTAATCTTTTAATTTTTCCTTGAGCAACTTGAGTTAACTTATCCGCAATAATTTGATGGTGCCCCCACATAGAAGGTTCCTTGGCTTCTCTGCATATAAAATCAGGCCATACCTGTTTAACAAAATAAATAAAATTTTCCCTGGCCAATAGTATCTTTTGTGCTTTGAGAAGCTTTGCTGTTTTTTCTAATTTTTCACGTGGAACTAGCTCCAAATCCATAAGTAAAATGGACTATATATTTGTGTCAACGTTTGCACAAGTCAACGATTGTAAGATACATCGGCGATTTTAAGGGGGTGTAGGGGGTCGGAAGTGGGTTTTAATAGGTGGCTAGGGAAAGAGATACTAGTACAACTAGGGCGTGTGACACGCCCTAGTTGTTAGATACTTAGTGTTGTGTACTTTGTGTATTAGCCATGTCTCTTTGTACATTGAACTTATCAGCCAAGTCTTGTGATAACTCTTGACCAAAGTTAGTTATCTTTTGGTCATTCTGATTCGCTATAATGAATTCAAATATCTTTGAATCAAGATAACTAGCTAGTAATTGCCAATCGATAAACTGTACTTTGTTTTTAAACAAATCGATTTGTTTTTTTAACTCAATGATTATTTCATCACTTGTCTTGTCTTGAGAAACAATCTGATTAAGTTTTTCTAATTCGAATTTTTTCATATTAACTCCTTTACGTCATGAGTATATGTTGTTCGAATAGACTTTGTCGAGAACTTTTTAAACAAGTCCATATTGTCTTTTTTAAAGTCCTCTTGAGAAAAGATATTTATTTCTTTAACGTCTTTAGAAATAGAATAAATAAACTTTTCTTTTTGTATTGTTAGATTATTTGTTTTTAACAAATCAAAAATCTGAACTAATTCTGGCTTGATAATTCTATTCCAATCAGAAGTTAATTCAGCTTTTTTCTCTAACAAGTCACACGCACGAATTATCAACTGTTTATTCTTAGCTGATAATTCTATTTTTACTTTTGCTTTTGTCATTGTTTTCCTTTCAGTTAGTTATTAATGACAATTGCTATCTTATGTTCATGAGATAATTAAAACAAGAAATATTTTTAGTTATCCACAATTATTTTTTAATGTTGCTCCCCTGCAACACTCACCTCTAACCAATGAAACCCAATCACCGAACCCGAAACACCGACCAGCAACCAGCTCCTGAGCCCCCCGTGTAGCCATCTGCTTCCAGTCTCCCTTCCTTTTATTATTTATTACGGGACGGGAACGGGATCTTCGGGACCGAGACGGGATTACAAAATTAGAATCAAAAATAAAAGCAACAGTAACTGGCCCGCTGTGGTAAACAACAGGCCAATCGCTGCCAGGATTGATATCCACATCATTCCTTAACGTTAGGCTTTGCATTCGTAGTTAGTTTTTTTCTAACCGACTCATGTACTGCCTTCTTCAATTTGTCTTCTTTTTTTTTATCTCCATCAAGAGTCATCACGATCAGATGATCATCCATCCATTTTTTTAAAGCATCCATTATACCACCACCTCCATCCAGGTATTATCTCTGAAAACTTTTTTAACCTGATTTATGTAGACTGAGCCAGCTTCATCGAACAGGCCGATCTCAGAACCTTTAACGTCGACGAGCAATGTACTCTTCAGACCACGGCCCTGCTTAGGTGATTCTAAAAGAACAGCCGATGTTTCTAGACCCAGCTGATTCGTTTTAAGTTTGTCACCTTTTTTTAACTCTATTGCTTTTATCATAGTGCTCCTATTGTTAGTTATCTTATGTAGATAAGATAGCTCTGCTGCGAAGTCAAGTTAAAAAAAAATTAAATTGCGCTGCGCTGTATTATTAAACCACGCATCAGGGAACCAAATGACAGAGCTGCTGGCTGCATGTGGGTTGATAGTAGTATTATTATTAAATAAAAAAATTAACTAAAGACGGGAGCGGGAATGGGAACGGGCGACCGACCGTCGCCCGTGAATTTTTATTTTAGCAAATTTTAAATCCGCCTGAGTGTTCAGCGAACTCTGCGAACTCTTGTACGTTCTCAACATAAAACGGATACTCGCCCGACCAATCTTTTTTATTATAGATTGCGTTCCATTTTTCGTAATCTTCTTTCGGGTAATCACGAGGAACAATACCTGCTCCGTGTTTCTTTACCATTTCTTCATGGAACTTTTCAGATTCCGCATCTATCTTCTCATTGTGTTCACGTGCCTTTTTTAGCTTTTCCATGTGCTTTTCAGCATAGGTTTTTGTATGTCCAGTATCAATTAAATATTTTAATTGCTTGGCAATTTCTTTTGCGTCGGTATCTCTGACCTTGAAACCGCCGTTCTCGTGCCAACGGTCAATATCATCTTCCTCGACGCACCCAGTGAACTCGATTATATAATCTGCCAACGGTCGCCAATGCCACACGTTGTTTCGAAAATAATAACCTTTATTTTCTTCCTCGAACTTGTTCATCTGTTCGAAGTAATCGTCTCTTTCTTTTTCACTGGCAGTATCCCAGTTTATTAGTTTTGGTTTTTCCGATTTTAGTTTCGGATTTAAACCATACACGTCCATACCCATACATGCTCCTTATGTTGTTTATTTATTATCTTATATATATGAGATGTTTTTATAGTCAATAACTTTTTAGTTGTATTTAAAAAAATAATTCACAGTATCTTCAGCTTGACAACAGGAGCTTCGACGCTGGTGGCTACCTTCCTGATGGTGAACTCATCATTGATAAATCAGGATCACGGAAACGGGATACGGGAACGGGGCTACATCAACCAAATCAACAGAAACAGCAACACCAGCTGCCCAGTGGTAGTGAAGACCAACAAGGCAGCTAATATTATTAAAAACAAGAGCACGGGAACGGGAGCGGGACTATGCCGCTTTTCCTATTCGATCACCGAACAAATTACAAATATGGTAATCCAAGATATCCCACGAGATGCCTATGTTTGCATCATGGCCATCTAAACACGCATCAAGAACCTCACGGCATTCTGCCTTTGTAAGCTTAAGGCCACTAATTTCGGCTTGACGCTTCACATCATCAATGTTCCAAAGGATAGAGATATGATTATCATCCACCCAACCCCACACAAGATCTTTTTTCTTTTTCATTAAAATATCCCACTTTCTATATCAGCAACCGTTATCCGTGGATCCTGAGCCTGTTCAATTTTTTCTTTTAAGTTAGCGCTGTCCTCCGAAACACCTTCCAACGGGGCATCGTCAATATTATCATCCAGCCATCTGATCACGTAATCAAGAATTGCTTTATCTTTTTCTTTCGACATCATGCAGCCCTCCCTTCTGGATATATGGCTATGTCATAACTAAGCCACCCATTGGATTCGTCTACTCCGTAAAGAAACGCATCCATTTCCTTCTCAGTTTTAAACTCATAAGTTTTAGTCTGAGCATCCCCCCACGAAGTAACGCCCCACGTAATTTTTACTTTGTATTTTTTAGTCATTCTAGCTCCTTTTGTTTTTGTTTACGAATGGGGATACAGGTCAATCCCAGTTAGCCCCCACTCTCCCATGTAAATAAGATATGTAATTCATAATGTCAAGCGTTAAATAAAAAAAATTTTTCCACTGCGCCACAGCTTGTAGCGCAACGACCATCAGACTCTGGTGAGCTGCCAGCGTCCTGAGCCGTGATTCATTGTTCATGGATCATGGTTGAGAAACGGGAATGGGAAACGGGAATGGG